GCTAACGGCTATTGCAACAAGCATTACGACGAATCTTGTTGTACCGTCGGGTGCTCTTACTAGCTACGTCGGGCTTACATCTACATCAATCTCAACGGTCACAATCTCGGCCTCTACACATCCGTACGGCAAGATGCTAGTTGAACTTGAGTAATCTAGCGTAGCGATACGCGTACTGGGGGCTGGTACTGGCGATCTGTGTCCCGTCAGTTACTGGCCCCCTATTTTTAAGGACACACAATGAAACTTAACGGCATAGAAATAAAGCATCTACCGGTCACGCTCCGCAATCAACAGATTTGCAAAGACTGGTATCAGCGCATAAGCAATCACATACAGCAAAGAAGCGTCGAGTATATGCTCCGCACGATTGCACGATTGCGGCACGGTAGCGAAGAGTTAGCCGAGCTTATCGACGAAGTGGGCATGGTCAACAACGTAACGCTTCAGGCGCGAATTGTGGGGCTAATAGAGGCACATAAAGCGCAGCACGAATACGAGAATGAGCAGCGCAAAGCGGCAAAGCAAGCCGAGCTGGAATACGAGCCAATGACAGCGGAAGCAGCAAAGGCCATAGCAGAGCAGGAACTGAAAGATTCGCTAGTAGTGCTGCTAAAAGATAGCCCCGAGATAGGGCGCCAAATGTACTTCAATCTAGACGCTTTCCCGCATACGATGGAGTCTATGCTATTGGGCATTGACTGCATACGCGCTACGGTCGATTATAGCAAGCTAACAGAGCAAGAATCGGACGCTATCAAGAGCGCAAACGACAGCGAATTTTGGCAGGACGTAACGGCCTCGGAGGTGGCTCAATACGTCGATCGATTTCGCAGCTCACACAAGCAATGAGTTGTACGAAGTTTGGCGGGTGACGATGTGGAAAATTCACGAAGTGAAGCTGTTAGACAAGTACGGTTTCTCGCAAGAGCATCCTAATTTTACAATGGACATAGACGATAACTACACCGACACGTTACCAGCTACCGCATCATCTATGGCAATGGCTCTGCAATACGCTCCCGAATGGGGATTGAGTTACTACGAAGTGATGGATATGGCGTATGCGGAATTCTACAAGCTGGTAAACATCCAAAAAGCAATTAACTATAAGAAGCCGTGGTGGACTGGTGACATGGGCGAACAGGCATACATGTACGAGAAAGCCAGCGGCAAGCGTCTCAACAAACCTCGAAGGACACACAATGAATTTTGAACCTATCCCGCTATCGGTAGCGAACGCGAAGCTCTTGCAGGAATGGCAAGGTAAGATCAGCGCATACATTGAAGAGCACAGCAAAGACCGCATAATGGCAAGCGTATCGAAAATGTACGCAGAAGATGCAGAGTTTGCCGCGCTTGTGGATAAGGCAATAACCAACGGCGGAACTTTTACCGAGCTAGACTTGACCGAATGGGCAAAGAGCAACATGATAAAGGCAGCCGCATTGCATCGCCAAATGCAAGAGCTTCCGCACACAATGAGCGCGCTAATGCTCGGGATTGACTGCATCAAAGCGACCGCAGATAAAACCAAGCTATCGGAACAGGACGCAAAAGATTTTGAGACCGAAAGATTCTGGCATCACGTAACAATCGCGGATGTGCAGAAGTATTGCAGCACCCTACTTGAAATGAAGTAATGGCAGAAAAAGCTACCGTTAAAATAGACATAGATGCCAGCGACCTAAAGAAGCAGCTTGGTACTGTATTAACAGAAGCAAAAAAGTTGGACAACATCGATCCAACTATTAAGCCGAAAGTTGATGACAGCGACATTAAAGCCGCTAAAAGCGAGTTGCAAGATTTAGGTGATAAGCAGACTATAAAGATAGACGGTAGCAAAGCAGAAGGCGTTATTGCCAACATTAAAAAAGAACTGTCCAGCGCATTTGAAGCGGCAAAAGGTGGTGACGCTGGGGGCGCAATAGAAGGATTGAGCAACGGCCTTGCCGCTGCTTTCCCATTAGCAGGCGCATTGTCTAGCGGGATGGAGATATTAAGCTCTACCGTTGGAGCAGTAGCGGGCGCATTTGGTGAAGCATTTGCAGCGGGCGCGGAGTTTGACAAGACGCTCAAGCAGCTATCGATTAGCACGGGGCTAGCAGGCGAAGATTTAGGCAAGTTAGAGACGGCGGCGGACAATGCTTTTTTGAAGGGTGTGGGGGAGAGCGCGGCGGAAGCTGCGAAGATCGTGGGTTCGCTACGTCAGACGCTCGGAGATGCGATACCACTTGATAGTTTAGATGAGGCGGCAGCGCGATCAAACCAAGTGGCGCAGGCATTAGGAACAGAGACGCCGGAGCTAGTAGGTAAGCTATCACCTCTTATCAAGCAGTACGGCTTGAGCTTTAACGATGCGCTGAACTTGGTAGCATCTGGAGCACAGAAGGGCGTTACCGACATCGGCGGCTATTTGGATGCTATCCAAGAGTTCACGCCTAATCTAAAAGAAGCTGGATTTAGCGCAGAAGAGTTTACAGGGCTGCTAGGCAAAGCGGGCGAAGTAGGGCTTAAAGACTTTGCCAAAGTTGGCGATGGTATCAAAGAGCTACAAAATCGTATTAAGTCAGGCGACCTGCTAACCCAATTGCAGGGCATCGGCGGCGAGACTAGCAAGCAGCTTGAGAACCTAGCACGGCAAGCGCAGAAGGGCACGCTATCAGGTAAGGAAGTGCTTACGCAATCTATCGCAGAGATTGACAAGGCATTTAAGGACGGCAAAATATCGCAGTCGCTACGTGGTCAATTGCTCACTACCTTTGGCGGCTCCATCGCGGAAGACATTGGTAGCGAAGCGTATAGTAAGATATTCAGCGCGCCAATTGATACAGCGGCGGTTAAAAAAGCAGCGCAAGAAGCGGGCAAGGTAATTGACCAAACGATCCCGCCGCCAGATTTTGGGCGCATCTTTGAGCTTGCAAAGAAAGAAGTTGGGCAGGCACTCAATACGATATACAAAGATTTGATCGTGCCTATTATCAATCCTGTTATCGAAGGATTTGGCAAGGTACGCGATGTAATCGCAGGGGCATTTTCTGGGCTTGGCGGCGATACGAACATTCTGAAGACGCTAGGCAATGTTATTGGCACTATCGTAAACGTTGCCATAAATGGATTTGTACTTGCACTAAAGACAGTATTTACGGTCGTACGTGTATTGTTTGCGCCTATCCAAATTCTTATTAGCGCATTTGTTAAGCTAGTAAAATGGATTGGCGACGTTACCGGGGCTTCAGAGTTTTTAACTAAAGCATGGAACTATCTCAAGTCACTTGGTGAAACTGTCTTTACAGTTATTACCAACTTGGGCGATGCAATCGTAGGGCTTGTCAACGCCGTCAGTTCTTTTGATTTAAGCAACATCCAAAACGCCTTGTCTGCATTTGGCACGTTGACAGAAGCAAAGAAGAAAGATGCAGACGCTACGAAGGAACAGGCAAAGGCGCAAGAGGATGTTAACAAAGCAAACAATGGCGGGCTTACTCCAGAAGAGGCGGCGAAGTTAGCAGAGCAACAAGCGGCAGCGGCAGAGAAAAAGAAAGAACAGGAAAAGGCATACGCCGAAGCGTTAAAAGCAGCACGCGCCGAATTAAAAGCACTAACGGCGGAAGAACAGAAGCGGCAGCAAATACGCGATGCGCAGTCTATCGAGGACGAAAACAAGCGCGCAATTAAGATCATTGAAATCGAGCGTGACTTTCAAAAGAAGATATTGGATGAGCAGCTTGCAGCTATTAAGGGCAAGGGCAAGCTGGAAACAACGCAGCGCGAGATACTTAATATCCAGCTCAAGAAATTAGAGCAGGAAAGCGCAGATGCTATTGCACAAATACGGGCAAAGCAGCGCGCCGATGAATTGGCAAAGGCACAAGAGCAGGCAAAGAAAGTAGAAGAGCTCAACGCCAAAGTTGCGGATCAGTTACTAGCACGATTGCAGGCACGCTTTGCCGGTGGTGACAACTCGCTTGCTACGGCTGTTCTTAACGCACAACGATCAGCTATTGAGCGCGGACTGACGGCAACGGTAGACGCTATCATTTCATCTACTCCAGAGTATGCGGCTGCTATTGCTAAACTCAACAAAGAGATAGAGCAGGGCTTGCTAAATCCTGCTGATTATGCAGAGCGTACGAATAAAGTACGCGCAGAGATACTTGCACGATTGCAATCGCTACCATCCGATACTAAAGATGTGTACGCATTACAGATTCGCGGCGCATACCAGCAAAGCGCAGACGAGATTGCGAAGGGAACGGCTGACATTGTAGCGCAGATCAGGCAGCAACAAGTAAAGCAGGCGGGCGAAATATTTGCAGACTCATTGCGCGGCATCGGCGAAGCTCTGCGCTCGGTAGATTTTGCGACTATCTACGGCGAAGCTGCGGACAAAGCAGCGGCGTTGAATGAAGAGCAAGAAAAGCTAATCGAGAATTTGCAGGATGGTACAGCGACCTATCAAGATTCGGTAGATCAGCTTGCCAATTTACAGGCACAACAGGAACAGACGGCAAGCGCGACCGCTACGGCTATATCGCAGGCATTCCAAGCTATCGCAGATCAGCAGGCAAAGGCAGCGCAGGACGGTATCAATACGGTAAACGCTGCATTGGAACGTAGAAAAGAGATAGCCAAACAAGAGATCGACCTTGAAAAAGACAAGGCAGATCAGTTGAAAGCTTTGCAAGATCAGGGTATCAAAGACAAAGAAGTTTACGAAGCAGCACTGAAAGCGATAGAAGAAAAGTACACACAGGATCGCGCTAATCTCAAGAAGGAAGATGAGAAGTTAGCTAAAGAATCAGCGGAAGTACAAGACGCTGCACTCAATCAAATAGCCGTATCAGCGGGTGCTGCTTTTGCATCTCTTGTAGCGGGCGGGGAAAGCGCAGGGGAGGCACTCAAGAAAGTAGTCGGTTCGACTGTTAGCGCATTGCTTGACCTATACACTCCGTCAATTGTGGCTTTGTTCAGCTCTATTATCCCTCCGCCATTTGGTGCTATCGCTGGATTTGCAGCCGTGCAAGCGTTGAAGGCATTATTGCAGTCCGCATTGTCTGGCTTTGAAGAAGGCGGTTACACTGGCAACGGCGGCACAAAGCAAGTAGCGGGCGTAGTACACGGGCAAGAGTTTGTAATGACCGCAGAGACCACGCGCAAGAACCGCGCGCTGTTGGAGCACTTGCACTCCGGCAAATCTGTAGAATCATTCCCGGCTTTGCAAAAGATGTTAGCCGAGAACCAAATCAGTACAATACCAGTTACGGAGTTGCAACTAATGCGCTCGGAGCTATCGGCTATTCGTCAGCGTTTGGATTCAATGCCAAACGGCATACAAGGCAACATGGGCGTAGATGTGCAAGTAGGCATGGACACGTATCTTTACGAGCGCGACCGCTCACGAATGATAGCAAGAAAGTTGAGAGGATAACATGCCAGCAAAGAGTAACTGGACAATGACGCTGTACGGCAGCAATACCGATACAGCTACGACAACAAGCGACGCTACGTATGGCGGGGCAATGATGCTTATATCAGCGTTGACTACCGCGACAAACAAAAGCGTTTTCATCCTTGCGCCGCAATTCGATTATGTGTTCAACACAGGCACGCTTGAAGATGTCAGCGGAACAGTCATAGGATTCACGACGCGTCGTATACAGTTTCAAATAGAGACCTATCCGTTTAGTTACAACGCAACGAGCGTATCGCTAGAACAGGATATGGAGGACATGATTACGCTGCTGAACATCATCCGCGATTTCAAGTTCTTGTACCTTCGCGTAGACGGTGGCTCGCGTGCATATCCAGCGGCAACGTATGTATATCCGGTTACGTTGACGTCCAACAACACGGCAATCAATAAGCAGTTTGGTAACCGCACGCTAACGCTCACGTTTGAGCATAGGAAGCGCAGTTAATGGCACATTACCGCATTGCTCGCACTATGCCGAACGGATGGCAAGTGCGGCTGGACATGATAAGCTACGACGGCGCATTTGGTGACACGATTACAAATTTGCCAGAGGTCGTGCTGCTTGAGATGGGCGCACTAACCGCAGAGTTTGATTCGCTGCCCTATGGCCTTATGAACCCTGCTACGTTCTCATTTCGGCTTGTGTGGGATCAGCTCCCCGGAGCGATGCAGACGTATCTAGAAGATGCTTTTACGGAAGACCCGTTACTGCTTTCAGGGTACAAGCGTAATACGTGGTATCTCTACACAGATCGCGGTACGAGCGGCGCTACGTGGACGCTTGAGTTCGCAGGATGTGAAGACAACGTAGAAGCACTAGAATTGCAGCCGCTCGATAACGGCTTTTTTTCATACAACGTAGAGCTGGTAGACATCGCATATTACTGGCTCAAGACAATGAATGGCAAACAGTTCTTCAATGTGATAGGTTTGGGAATAGCCAAGATATTAAGTCAAGATATTGCAGCAGGGCCGAATGCTTGGCAGATAAGACTAAACCCAAGCAATCTGAATAACCGAGAGCAAGTACACGAGTTCTGGAGCGTCAACGCACAAGGAACATTTTTGTCCATCGGCAATATGATGGACACGTTCTACAATTCGTCCAGCTACTTCGCCGAATCATTGACTCACGCCGCAAGCGGTACGTTTGATAGCACCAATGCTTTGCGCAACCTGATGAATCACGCGGTAGACTGGTACGCTGCCGCTAGCGTTCAGAGTTTGCCGCGCAACGCTGACAGTACAGCGCTAACAAATGCACAAATGTACGCGCTTGTAGAGATCACGCCGGTAGGTGATGCAACGGCCATAGGCGGCGTAATGGTGCAACAAGACAAGTACGGCATTGCAAACGCCAATACTACGGCATACGATGTGCTGCGTACGCTATGCGAGCAATCAGGCGTACGTGTTGGCTATCGCTTTACTACAAGCGGCAGCGGATCAGGCACTGCAATAAATGTAGTGTTTGACGTTAAGATGGTAACGGAAGGCCGCGATCATCCGAGCAACGTAGATGCTACGCTTTCTTTGTCCAGCGCGTTAACATATTCCAGCATTACAAAGCGTGGTGATAACATATTGAAAGCAGAAGTACGCTACGAGACCGAATCAGATCGCGACGCTACCGATATTGTCAAGGTGCAGCGCGGGGCTAGGGCATCTCGGAGCATGAACATAGAGCCGCTTTTGCATAACATGCCGGTGCATATTCAGGATAACAACCCAGATGATAGGTGGCCCAAGTTTAAAGCACCTATAAAGCAGACTAACCAGCTATACGT